ATATCGTTATTGAAATATTTATTACCTAATATTAAAAAAGCCTTCCTAACCTCGTCTGTTCTATCGAAAACTACCACCTTATTAATCGGGCATTTAGACAAATCTTCTCTTATATCTTTAGTTGTGTGCAATACTATACTACGTTTTCAATATTCCAAGTATAGATAAATAACACTTCGCCTTTTGGAATAGGTTGATACCAAACTGCATTTCCTACAAATGGAGTGACATTTATTTCATCACCTATTTTTAGGTTAAATTTCTCAAAGTCTTTGGTTTCATCCCTTCCAAACATTCCTTCCATTTTTATAATTTTTACTTTTCGCATTTCAATAAAGTTTTTAATTTTTGAAGTGTTTAAGAAATAGTTTTTGAATTTGAGAGTAATTACAACCCCTACAAGCCAAAGCAGCGTTCCAAGCAGTTAAAGCTCCCTTATTAGGAGTTATACTAGTAGCACTATTAGCAGCCATAGCAGCCCAATAAGCATAACCAAGACAATCAATATTAATAGCAGTCTTAGCAGTATTCAATTCATTTACTGTTACTTCATCGTTTGCAAATCTTCGTGAGGTTTCTATTGCTATTCGTGGTCTTTTGTCTTTTGGATATTCTTTTTCAAAAACATCAATAACAAGCATAGCACAATCACAATCAAAAAGTCGTTTTTCTTTATCAAAACCTTTCAAGACTCTCAAAGCCCATAATGATTCCCTGATAGAGTTACTTTTAATAATATCCGTGATTTCAAATTCATCATCCATTTTACGACCAATCTTATCAGAATATTCTAATAATTTTTCCCATTCATCTGAACAAGGTTCTTTAGCTTTGATTTGGTTTAATGTTATCAATTTTTTAATGGCTTTCTTTTTCATTTGTCTACCACGGAAACCCATTCATCCGAAGGTGGATGGGAGGAAAGTGGTTAACCCCTTAATTTGTTCTATTTAGATAAACTCGCTCTTGTATTTTTAGACATTTCACTCACGTCTTATATTATATAATAATTTCTTCTAATCTCAATTAGTAACTCATTTACTAATGTTGGGTTAACACTATTTGGTAAGGATGATTTATCAAATATCCCATCCATCTCATCAATGGCTATATCTGCCATCTTGATTATGTTATCTAAATCAACCTCACCACGTCTAATCTTTAAAAGATTTTCAGCGTCTGGTCGTCTAACAATAACACCCTCACCACGACCAATTTCTTTGGCCATGGAAATAAGTCTCATGCAGTGCATCATATTCTTACCATCAATTTGTTGACCATGTTCTTTCGTGTCCACATATCTTTGAGTATTTCGGGTTTTTAACCATTCTTGATACTCCTTATAATCCTTACAATGTTGAGAGTAACCGTCCTTATTATAAGTAAACACAGTTATTGGTTCTAAAGGATTACCTAATTGGTCTGCCTTTGGGATAGATGATAATCTAAGTTGGTTAGATTCACCAGCGTTAGTTGACCCACCTACACTTACAATACCCTTAAACCCGAAACCTAATGGTCTACCTTGCTCTGTTAAGTATGTTTTACGTTTTTCTCTAATTTCCTCATTATACCCCTCACTAAAGCACAACGCAGCCTCATCATCGTAATACAATGCGTACATATCTCTAGCATTAGGAATGTTTACCACACCACAAAACTTTTGGTCATAAGGTTTATTAGTTAAGAAATGTTTCATTGGGATTGATTTCTCACCTTTAATAACGTAACAGAAATCTAAGATTCCTTTTCGTGTAACCTTATCTTTCTCCCAATTTTGTTTCTTGTTAAGACCCTTAGCCTTTTTTATTTGTTGTCTAGCATAACCACCGAAACTATTTTTACACCCCTTTGTGATAAAACTATCCTTTTCTTTAAGTATAATATCAAATAATGGGTGTTTAGAAATAATACAGTCTTCTGGTGAGTTAAGTAACTCAAGAACCGTTGGGTTATCTGTCCCTAGTAATTCTAAGAACCTTCTAATCTCCCAACCAGTATAGTCAGCATTAACATTAAGTTGGTTAATATATCCAGTACCTAAGATGTAATCTTGAGGTAGAATGAATACAAACTTCTTGTCAATATCTGATGTTGGTATTTGTGTTCCGTAAGCTTGACTACCTACAATTGTTTCAAAAAGAATTAAATTATTCTCTTTTAGATATTCATATGTTATTTTTTCCATTTTACAATACTTTTATGTCGTTAATACTATCGAATGTCTTTACCCCCATTGGTAAATGTTACCGTGAATGTTGTCCAATCTATAGTCGTTGACCACCAAACATTTGCTTGTGTTGATGGTTCTAGTCTTTAGAGTGGTTATTCTGTTTCACCTCTTTTATTTCTAATTCAACCTCTACTTTCATATCGGACATAATTGTTTCTTGTTTATTGTGTAAATTAGGTTAATATACCATTATTACCCTTAAATCTATTATAAAGCAATTTTGTTTGTTCTAGATTCATCCTACCAGCCTTAGCCACACCATCCTCAAACTCATCTTCATTTACTCGACCATTTACAGGGTACCCAATTGTTAAATGAATATCTAACGGTTTAAGCGTACCATCTTTATTCTTACCTAAATTTGGTATTGGTAAACCTATCTCACGTCTTATATTATATAAAATTTCTCTATGTTCGTGTTCTATCCTTAACCATACATGCTCTCCATTCGTTTGTATCTCCGTAGAGACCACAATATCAATCTTAGTCTTGTGGTATTTCTTCTTAAGGTCGTCCCAAATAGCGTGTCTTTCCTTTTCAGTTCCACAATCCTTAGGATTATCGAAACCACCATTTAAGTCTCTTATACTATCGTTGATAAATGAAATGTGTGGTTTTCTTATTGGTGGGTTAAGGACTATACCATAACGTTTTTTAATAAACCAACCATAATATTCACATATATCACCATCAAATTCAACTAATGCAAGTTTCTTCCATGATGATTGTAACTTATGTTTTTTAGTTATATCCTTTGGGTCAAAGATTATTGTCCCTCTATATATTATTTCATTTTTCATATCGTAAAGCTATGAAAATTATTTTAATTATCCTAATTATTCCTATTGAATTTTAATCTACCTAATCCCACCCGTATATTTTATAACATTACGCTAATTTAAAGTTTCTCAAAAACTTTCTTAAAAATGCGTTTTTAGGTCCACCAATTTTATCCTCCCAATGTTTATAATTAATTAGGTTTCTACCCTCAAGTTCAATTAATCTTTTTTCGGAGTGTTTTTGTTTTGACCATGGAAGTGTTTCTGGTATAAAATCTTCATATAACTCACGATTCCAAACACGCTCATCAACTATAAAACAAAACGAAGTTAATGCATCATTTAAATCTGGTTCATAAAATGATTGTAATAAAACACCATTTTCAATCATGGTTTCCATATGTTGATTTAATGTCCCCATTTTGTTTGGGGTATTATTGGTTGTACCACCATTCAAAATAATAAAGGTTTTATCTACATCGGCCCATTTTTTATAGATGCACTCATGTGGTGATAACCCCTCAACAGTTCTACCATAATCAACAACCGCATGTCCATATTGGATACCAGCGTGTATTGTTCCAGATAACTGGTAATTCACGATACCATACATTCTATATTCTAAGTACATTTCAGTTTTTCTCGGTGTTGAATTAGGTTTAACTTCCTGATTCCCTAACCAAACTAAGAAGTCTACCCTAGTTACAATTTCTGTATAATACCATTCCTCATCGTATGATGAAAGGTTAAGTATTCTCATATTATTATCTAAGCACCAATAATATGGTGTCTTACTTTCCATTTTTATAATATCTCCCATTTCTTAATCTTTAAAATGTTTGTCCAATCTCCCTATAACTTCTTCGTGTGTATATGTCCAATTCATATCTGATTGTGCGATACCTATCAATAAACGCCAAAGCATCTTACCTCTTGGGTTATATATCTCACCAGTATCTTCGATACAACCTTTATCTTCATTTAAATTTGTCTCACGGACAATGAATGATATTATATACATAAACCAAAAATATTTAAACGGTACTAGGGTATACCAACGGTATCTCCATAGTTTAACCAACCAATTACATTCTTGAAATCTTTTCATTTTTAAATCTTTAGCGACTATATACTACCACATTTCCCTCAATAATACTTGTACTAATTAACTTTAGTGTGAGAATATGTTAATTCCCAATCTCAATTAAGTGACTAATAGTACATTGTGATGATTTATAAACAATGAATTCATTATTTCTTAAATCAGCACCACCCTTAGCAAATACAGAGTCATATCCCTCGTTATCCATTATCTTTTCTGATAGGGAATAACAACTTGAATTATGATGAAGTATTTCTTTTTGGGTTCCAAGATGAACATCATATAATAATAAATACCCCTTATTAGAACTACCATTAGCCCAATATGACCCACTTAATGAAGAGTATCCAACAGACTTTTGTGCTTTATCAGCAAAATATATTCCATCACCGAACATTGAACCTGTATGTACTACCCCAGATGGTCTAATTATTAGACCACCTTGAACAATATTAAAAATATTCTCGTTACGACTACCATGCCAGTAAAGTCTTGTTTTCTTATTTTTAGTTTTTCTAATATGTTTATCAAACGCTGATTGAGTCTTGGTATTAATACATTTAAAGATTTTTTTGGCTTGATTAGAGTTAGGTCCTAATAACTTATGGATTAGCGCAAGTACCTCACTATCATTTTCTTCGGTTACAATAAGACCCATTTGGTCAAGCATTGTAACCTCACCATCATAATCAATATCCTCAGTATTATCAACAGTATTTGTCTTTTGTTGGTTCAATAATTTTACTTGACCAGCCATTGTATCAAGAGTGTCTTGCTCATTTGATAATAATTCCTTAGCGATATCTAAATCACTCTTACTATCCATTGAGTTTACAATATGGTCACGTACATCATTCATCTTTCTAGGGATGACAGTATATAACTGCATTAGTAAATCGTTAACAACCTTAACATCAGACCCTTTCTTAAGAGTCTTAACCGCTTGGTCTATAATCTCTTGTGCGGCATCAATTTGTGCCTCAGTTACAGCCTCTTGTGTTACCTTATAGTTTTGCTGAATCGATTTGTTGGCGAACGCCATCAAATCATCGAATAATGACTTTACCTTATTATCCTTAATTTCACCAATATCTTTCTTATTTGTTGAGGTGTCAGTTTCTACTGTTTCCACAATCATATCTGTAACGTCAGTATACCCCTTTGTTTTAGAGGTCTTCTGTGAATAAATTTTAGACCATTCACGAGATTTTTTGTAAGCGGTGATTAAATCTTTCCCAACTCTTCCATATTCACATTTTATTCTACCATCATTTAATTCTTCCATGATGTAGATTTTATTACTATTACCCGTTTTTCCATTATCTACTGATACATGAATAAGTTTTGCAAATTTTAAGCCAGTTTCTTTTGTTACCATACCCTATTTTTAATTAAGACTCAAATATACTAATAATATTTAGAAATTCCTAGTATCTTCCACAAATAATTTTGGGTTTTTTGTAATCCAATTGTAGAACATATCTTGCATATTTGGTGGTAGCATTGCCCCTTGCACATACACCACGTCCCTTACTATGTGAAATTCCTCACCACCTTTAAAATCCATCCCATCCATCAACGTGTATGGTTGTTTAAGTCTGTATACTATATTATTAATCATTGTTATATGTTAATTTAATTTACTTAGTCATTATGTTATTAATATACTAAAAAAGACAAAAAAATAAAGGGTTTTAACCCTTTATTTTTTGTTTTAAAGTCCAGCGTTCTCCATCTCTTTTTTGAAGAACCAATCTTTAGCAACCTTTGATATTTGACCTTGAATTTCTTTAGGTTCAAACCCATTACCCACTATAGTATCTAACTCTTCTTTTATGATATCACCCACAATCCACTTAAGGAATGGGCTAAGATTCTTTCTAGATATCTCTAGACTGTCCATCCTCAATTGGTCTAGCCCTTGTTCAAGTCTTGATTCTGTCACAAAATTACTGACTAATTCTTTGATATTATTAATCCTTTCGATATCAACTGGGGCAAGTGTTTTAGTCTTTGATGACTGATGCTTCTCACCTTTCACCTTAAAAACTAGTTTTGAGTCTCTACCCGTTGATGGTGACCAGACCAACCCCTCACCAATACCAGATACACCAAAGGCTTTACCTACTGGACATTCTGCTTCTACCTTATTAGTTAACTCAACTAACTGATTCGTTGATTCCTTTGGGTTATTGAAATCTATTGTGATTTTGTAAGATGGATAATCTAAAATATTATAAATCCTATCATTTTCGATTTTAATTTTAGATAATTTATCATCATTTAACCAAATATTATCCAACTTTACTGCGAAGATAACAAACATCTTATCTAGACCATTTATTGCAACACCCTTTTGGATGTTCCCACCACACCACTCACCGTAAACTCTGATAACTTGTGGTGTGTACCCTAAGTCACCACCCATTTCTTTCTCAATCTTATTAAGAAGTAATTCGGTATTACTAGTATGGGCAAATGCTGCAAATCCAGCGTTATCTTTCTGTGGTGTGATAATGTTCTTTCTTGATTGTGCATGCATCACATAATCATGCTTTAACATATCCCAAGTATAAACAATAGCTGCGTTCGTTCCATGTAACTTTATCGTACCTCTAAACTCTAATGTTGGCATAATACCTTCCGCTGTATCATAAATTGCATCGCCATCCTCAGTCTCGCCTCTATATCTAGTTCGATGCGAAATCTCACGTATTACATCTTTATATTGTCCAATACTTGGGAACCCGTAAAAATTATTTTCTTTTTTTTTCATTATTATATGTATATAGTTACTTAGGTTCTTAAAATGGTAAATCATCGTAATCATCACTGTCATCACTATCACCCACATTATCCTTTTTAGGGAATTCCGCAGCTACTGGCTGTGTTGGTTGTGTGTTTTCAACCTTTGTATGTGCTATTGCATACGCACTTAAGTTAACGTAGTGTTTCCCATTATATTCGTTTCCTCTAATAGAGAAAGCGACTTTAACAAAATCACCTACTTTAAATTCATCTAATTTGTTAACTGACTCCTTAATGAACTCAAGTTTAACCTCTTGTGGGAATTTATCATCTTGTGTTGTGATAACTAATTCTCTCTTCTTAAAACCACTGTCAAATGTCATTGTATTATCAATAATTTTAACAGTTCCTTCCATGTTGTAACTCATAATCTTACTTTTTATTATTTAATTTTTTAAGGTTTTTTTCCATGATTTTCGCTCTATCTTCCTTAGACATCCAAACATCACCCTTATTTTTATCAATTGCACAATGTCTACACATTGTTTTAAACCACCCACTAGTGACACCTATATTTTGGTTTGTCCCACATTCCTCACATGTATCATAGGAGATTAATTCGGCAAATCTAATCCAACCATTAATTTGTTCATTACCACCTACAGTATAAAATCTTAAACCACCGAACTTCTCTTTAATTTGAGTGATTTTAAACTCATGAACCAATACTTTATTTTCTTCGTATTTAAAAATATCAACAACCTTATTTTCTAACCAATGGTCATTATATTTAACTACGTTATTTAAATTGTTATTAATTAACCCACATAACCTATCAAGTAAGATTAACCAACCATCTCCACACTCTAAGGATGGTATATTATCTTGGAATAGATGACTATACTTCTCTATAAATTTATCTTTAGTTATCATAACAATTCTAAAATTAATTTTAATGTTATTGTTAAAGCTGTAGAAATAATAGCATCCGTAATTAATATTATAGAAACTAAAACCCATACCATTTTTTGGAAATTAAAAATAATCATATAAACCTTACCCTTAAAACCTAAAACATGTCTAACATATCCATTATCACCATTAGCACTTTTAATTAGGTCTTTGGTGAAATTACCCATGCGAATAAAGTATAGTATATTATTCCTATGAAACCATAGGTATAACCCTTGGATTAATAACAGTGTTAGAAATATACTTATCCAAATCATCCTTATATTGTTTTAAGACCCTTAGCCATGTTTTCAATTTCAGTTGCTGACTCTAATGAATCATAAGTATCTTTGTCGTCTCTTAATGCTACTATTGATGGGTGTAGTGTTGACCAACCCCCACTATAGTTTTGTGAAAGGCCAGAACATCGAATCTCAACGATTGTTCCCATTAATTCATCAGCTCGTTTTGTGATATCAACCATCATAGCTTCTGTCATACCAGCTGGGTTTGTTTTAAGCTTACCACAAGACGACTCTAAGTTTATTGTAGAGTATACGTTTTCATTCTTAGTACCCTTATCACCATACTCAAACCCCACTATCCGAAGGTCAATATTAATATCTAACTTCATCTTTATCTGATGATTAGGTTTACCATCCTTCCAAATACCATCAAGTGACTTAAGGATAGTTCCTTCTTCACCTTTTAATAGTTCTTGTTGGAAGTGTAACATTGCTTCTTCATAAGACCTAACAACAGCACCTTCAATTAAGATTACTCTACTCATTTGGAATTTACCAAGTGTAGATGCGAGAATTGCTGACCTTTCAGCGTATGTTCTGTCTGATACCTTTGCAAAATACTCATCAACAGTAATCATATCCCATACTGTGTATCTAATGTTAGATAAGGCATCTTCATACGAACCATGCTTCTTAACGAACTTCTCTAATTTCTTAGTTAATTCTTTTTCTGTAACGGTCTCTCTTTTCTTTTCAATATCAACTATTGAAGCAACGATACCGTTAGCGGTATATCTATCAAGACCACTAATAGTTTCTACTATAACCGAACCATCATTATTAACCTTAACACTTTTAATTGTTTTACTATCTATCATTTCATCAATTTTAATTTTACATACATATGAACTATCAATTGTTTAACTTAATAGTTATATTTCTAATGGTTATTTCATAAACTTATCAATTATTTCGTTTGGTGTATATTCAACACCATCGATATTTAGTGTTTCATCTGATTTAATAATATATTTTTTAGTTGAGTCAATCGTTATCTCACCATTTAAAACACAGTCTTGCATTACTGATAACTCCCGAAGGAATTTAGCGTCTCCAACGAATGTTGTTTCGCCCTGTCTTGATTCCAATTCAACCTCACCACCTCTGATAATAGCATTACAATAACGACCATCCATCTTAACTTGTGATACTCCCACACCACCCTTAGCAAATATCTTAGTTGCTAAAGACTCTGAAAATGATTTAGCTCCCATGTATGGTGTCTTTTCAATAAGGTCTTTAAATACCTTGTTAATGAAGGTTGTTCCGAGACCAATTTTAAGGTCCTTATCAATGATTCTTTCAATCACGTAGGCATCGTCAGTGCCAACACTTTCTAAAATATTTTTAAGATGGGCACTAGCTTGACTGCCAGTAACTTCTCGATTACTAATATCACTTAACCCTTCTAAAGCCCACTCTAATGGCATACCCCTACCATTCATTGTATACTCTGGAATGTGTCTTAAGTAAAACTTAATTCGTTTTGATTTAGCTTGATATAAAACGTCTTTTAATAATGGTGTCTCTGAATAACGTCTAAGAGTCTCCATCTTTGCGTTTGAACCACTTGAGGTAATCACCTCGTCTAAAATTGATTTTATTAATGTCATATATTATTGTTTTAATGATTGTAAATATACATAAACTTTTTCAGTTATGCAAATTAAGTCGTATATTCTTCAAGTTTTAAAAGGTTTTTTTCTAAATGGTGCCACATTGCCTCAGCATCTTTAGGTGAGTTTAAGAATAACACACCTTTAAATTGACTATACTCTTTTGCATACATATCAATCTTACCACCATGTTCGATGTTAGCGATTCTATCACCTAACTTTAATTCAATGGCTTTAGGGTTAGATGCTGTCTTAGGTAGGGTCTTAGCTTTCTTTTCTACTCTATTTCTACCTAACTCATCGGTTACGCAGTAAACCATCTCAGCTACTTCCTCACCATAAAGAGTCTTAATCTTTTTATAAGATATTGAAGTGTCTTCCATGATATCATGAAGATAAGCAGCAATTATATATTTACCACCATACCCAAATCGTCTAAGCACATCGGCAACATCATCAAGATGTTTAATGTATGGATAAACCCCATCATAAGTTTGGTTACCATGCGCTTGAATCGCTATCATTCTAGCTTCTTTAATGTGTTTATCCGTGAATGTCATCATAATTATTAATTTTATGTAAAGATACGAAATTAATCTGATTATAACAAATTAATTTTACTTTTTAGTTAAAAATTTACCATTCCTACCCTTTTCATTAGGATAAAGAGTGTATAGTGGGTCTGACTGAAATAACTCTTTAGTTTCAATGTCCATAAGCGATAATTTACCACTATAAGTTGCCCCAGTGTCCATATCCCAGACATTACCAATATTAACTGGTGTACCTTCTTCAAATTGCGTTATAGTCGGTGTATGGCCAATATATATTTCTTTATACTCTTTCCATGGTTCAACATGACCAAACTTAGATTTAGAAACCATAAAGCTCCAGAACTTTCTGTCCCAATAGAACATAGCGTTCTCATTTTTATTTTGTCCATAATCTAGAAATGGTTGTTTATCTAACGCTATTGTAGGGTCAAACCCAGCATGCATGAAGATTCTATTTTCTTCATCAACATAATATGTTTTAGCATCTTCAATATATTTTAAATGTTTATCAACTAGTTCTGGGTGTTTCTTATAACTATTATAAGTAGCTTCACCGCCTTGGTCATACCATAATGATGAATACATATCTGAACCATTAGCTAACGTATGTTTTAAATATCTTTCAGTCCATTCATCATGATTACCTTTAATCACAATCAGATTATTAATCTTCATCAATTCTTCGATACATTCAGCTACTTCTGACCAACCATCAGTAACATCACCTAAAGATATTAGTAAATCATTGTCGTAATCAAAGTTAGCCATCGTTAATACTTGTATTAACCCTTTATACCCTCCATGGATATCACCTATAACTAGCTTTCTCATTTATATTATTGTTATCTATTTTTAACCATTTTCATTACAGTATCACACCCCTCTGGCATTTCCATCCTATTAATTGATATGATGAAGTCACACTCTTCTATATGCTCCAAGGATGTCTTAGGTTTATTCCTTATTTTTCTAAGTAAGTCATTTATTTGGTTGGACTCTCCTTTTAAATAAAGGTCAACCAAAGTATCCCATTGTTTTAGAATTCTATTCCAGATGTATGTCGTGTCTCGCATAATATTGATGTCAATCTTCATTACCCTAGTAACCCCGATACACCTCATAAGGTCTGACCTATCAAGTGGGTGGTCATAATTATGGTCCTTCTTCCCTAAGTGCGTACCTAAGATAGCCTCAGAACTAACACCTAAACCATATTCATACATAATTTCCTTACCCTTCTTTAAAGTAAGTCCTTTCGCATCATTTATCGCTTGTTGTCTCATGTTTTTCACCTTTTTTATGTCTTTTGATTTCCTTTTTAATACCCCAGTATGTACCCAATGCACCACCTACCATAAATGAGGCTATTGGGAGTACCTCACCGTTCATTACCGAATTAGCACCAATGGCCATAGATACAAGCCACGCTAACCCAATTCCAGCACCAGATAAAATTGCTGGTCTAATTTTCATCTCCGCTGTATATATTACATTAATAGTCCTCAAATAAATGAAGATTATTTGACTGAATAATACTACCAAAGCAGAATAATATGGGTTACTTAATATTTCACCCATATTATAATGCTTTGTAAAATTTCTTGTTATCGTACGTCACCATGTATTCTTTTTTTACAAATATATATATTATTAGACTTAAGTTTATGACCTTAATAAATTATATAAAGTTTTATCGTCAAAACCCATCATGAACTCATTTATCGTATTAACCTTACCGTCATTCAAACCAAAGAATAATCCAGTGAAACGTTCAACATTATATTTTTTACTAATATTGAAAACGTTCATAGCGAACTGTTTTTTTTCTTTCGGTGTTATATTTTTAGGTTTTACCAAAAATAATTCACCCCAACATTCATTTAATTTATCTATTAATAATTTATAACCAATTTCAAGGTTTCTTATTTCTTCTTCACGTTCCTTAAATGTTGCTATAAACTCATCAATCTCATTCGATTTTACAATACCCATAATATGGTGGTTACCCATTTTACCCTTAAGATGGTGGGCACTTACATAGGCTGGATTCTTTAATTTAACTCTATTAAAGTTGGCATCAACCACAACATAACCCTCATCATGCCACACCATTGATTCAAAAGTCTTAATAAGAACACCCGCATTACTAGCGTTCAAATCATAAGCCTTAACAAGTGGTATACCCAATGACTCAGCAACCATCTTTAAATCGTTATATGTGACCTCTTTTAAGGTCTTTCTATTCCTCATAGATAAAAGTGTAGCAGAAGACTCTCCGTGTGGCTTAACAACGATGTTATATGGTGTTGTTAACTCGAACACATAGATGTGGTCCTTATCTAAAAGACATTCATTGAATGTGTATTTATTATTCACCGTATCCCAGAACAAGTCGTTGAAGGTAGTTCCCATTTTATTATTCACCTCACCCTCACCTTCACCAGTACCACTAGTGGCAGCAAACCATTTATTGTTGTTCCAATCCCAATACAATTGTATCATAGAATTATGGACCAATATCCCATTAGCAAAGAAATTATTAGTTTCTTTAGTTTGGATGTCATACCTCTTGGAGTTACACTCTATTTCCTCAATATTTTTAACCTTAACTACGTTCATTTTTTATTTTATTTTATTATAGTCGATAGACTTCCTACTAGCTCACAGCAGTCCTACAAATATCAATGAGGGTAACTCTCAGAACCCTACTATAAATCATTAATTTTTTCAAGTAATTAATAAAAATTCATCTTCCTCTGTTAATTCATCAACCCTACGATAGCACTCTAAGTTTGGTAACCAGACTTTGTGGTTAGCCGTTAACTTAATACTGGTGCCATCTTCTAACTCAATTTTAAACCAGTTGTTAATATTCTTCTTAACCGAATAATCAATAATTTCATCATATATTGGTTCTTTAGTTTCTAAATCAAACGATAATACCTTACCAGAATACTTAGTGTCACATATTTCACGAATAGTCATTTCACCATCCTCAGTTATAAGGATAGTATCCTCATGGCAGCACCCATCTAGCTTTTCTAATACGTGTGCCGTATCCCAGTCAATCTTTGCAGCATGACCCTCAGCATTATTAAAGAACTTTCTGAAACTTAAACAAAGTACATCCCAAGTACCTTTCTCAAGAATAAGACCTCTACAATCTTGTACTTCCTCTATCCCCATAGATGATTCTATTTGGTCGTATTTTAGGAGGATTTTTGAGGGGTACTCACGAACCTTTAATTTGAATTCTGTAACCGCAGCTTCAAGTCCGTTTGCTTTGATGTATCTTATTATTGCTAACATATTTCTTCTATTTTAGTATTATTCATACCACAAATATAAGCATAAAAAAGGGAACCACCAAATGATTCCCCTTTTATTTTAATTTTTATGTAGTTTTCGGGTTGTCCCATCACTGTAAATTTCAATTATAAACCCACTATCATCTGGTTTAACTTCTTGACCCATTAGGTTTACAGTTTTAATTAACCTTTTCTTATTATCTCTATTATCTACCGCAACTACATCAAATGTTTCTTTATTCCCATCAAAGTCGACTTGAGTTAGACGGTAATAATTTATTTTATTGTCAAAGTCTCTATCATAATACTTATAAGTACTTATAAGTGTGGTAGTACCAGCACCATTACTATAGTAAATATGTTCCCAATACATATCCTCAATTAGCCTCTCAATTATGTAATAATAATTATTCAACTCAGAATATGTTGACCAATTTACAACATTAACACCGTCTTCTTTAGCAATATAAAATTCTTTTAATTCAATAGGTAGTCCCTCACCAGTTATAATTGCACCTGTTGTATCATATATACAAGAACCATCCACACTATCACTAAAACTTAAATATACACCACTAACTAATAAACTATCTTCTAAATTGCAATTATAAAATCCACCACCATTAACATTGCATTGAAAGCTATCTATTATGATATTATTAATATCATATACATAAATTATATCACTACAATCATCACAACTTGACCCATTACTATGGGTCAAGTCATCTGGACATTGTGAATATCCAAAAGTTGTTAGAAATAACGTTATTATTAATAGTAAATTTTTCACATATTTTTATTTAGTTTCTACAAGAATATGTGAAAAATTCACATATTCTAATTATTTAATAATAAATATGTATAACTTCACTAATAGTTGTTTATAATATCATTTATCGTTGGGATTGTCTTCACCATTATCTAAATCTCGTTTAATCTTTCTAAGTACTTCTTGAAATGGGTCATTCTTTGCGACATCACCAAGACCATCAAATTTTGGCATATCGAAGGAACCATCTCTAATTCCTTTAACTAATCTTCTAGACGACATCATATTACATAACTCACCAAATTGTTTTACCTCTTCTATATCAAAGGTAGTCGAGCTAATGAATATCATAGCGTTACCAAGGGTGGCCGTAATATAATCCTTATTTTTCATACCCTCATCTACAAGGGTCCTTCCCATTTTTAAAAACATTAGGCTTAGTTCTCTGTGTCTAGTTGTTGGTTCGTCTTCTTTCATTTGACAAAGATACACTATTCTTATTTAAGATTCAAGATTTATAACTAAATTATTAAATATCAATCCCCATACTTACAAGTGATTCTTTAACGAGG